TTATGGTATTAACAATTTCGTAGTATAAGTAAAGAAACAATAATTATGGCGATTAACTTTTTCTCCTTCTCCTACTATTTCTTTTAGAGAGCGTCGTTTCTCTTCAGACATACTTTTCCATCCTAATCTTTCACCTTTGCTCCGTACTGTATGAATCGGTCGAGTATTTCTGCTTACATCAATATTTTTTACACTTCCCATAATTGTTTGTATATATGTCTTTTGCAAAGATACTAAACAATAAACATTAAACAATAAGAGCAGTAAATTATATAAGCAAAAACATTGATTTTTAACATTTAGATTTAATTTATTCCTATATTTTCCAGTACTTCATCAATGAATATGGAACGGTAGTGCGGGCACTCCAGTACTCCTTTCTGCTTTGCCTCCCGATAGACCTTTGAGAACAGTTTGGCTTTTTCCTGAACTGTTACTGGTATCTCCTCAATGGGTGCTGTCAGGAACCGGCATCCCCATCCTTTGCAGGTAGGGGAGAGCTGACAGTAAGTTGATGTTGTGTACGTGTCTGCACATGAAGTAATATCAGTATTCATAGAAACGTATGTTCTTAATCTTTTCTTTTCTGATAGAGTCTCCGTATATTCTATATATAGAATGCAACTGATATGATTGCTAATACAATACAAATAAATAATTATGCAGTATATGTTATTTTTTGAATTTTTCCTCCAAATACATATCTCTAAGAGGGAGGCTTAATATGTAGCATATATCTCCAAGAGTTATGTCATAAGATTTATTTTCTCCATTTTCACCTGTGATAGTTATGGATGGAGCGTTATAAACAAAATCTTTAATTCCATTGAATATATCATTATCTGTAAAACCGGAGCATGCAAAATTGGCTGCGTTTTCTACGTCCAGTTCTGTTTTAGGATTCATGCTTTCTATTTTCGAAAAGAAGAAAGACTTGTGTTCGTTCAGGAATTCCATTCCGTGTATTTGGCTAAATATCTTTTCTCCTAATTCGTTTAATCTTCTTGGACTTTTTTTCATACTAAATACGTTTGCTGAATTTGGGAATTTTTGTATCAAGACGGCTTTGATTGCTGTAATGTCTTCTTTTATGCTATCAAAGTCTTGTTTCATTTGTTTGATGTCAGAAGACAATTCGTCAATCTTATTGTTTTTGTTTTGACAATCTGCATGTTTGGTTTTATCTTCCAGCACCTTGAACCGCGTGTAGTAAAATTTCATTACGACAAACATTATCGCAATGATTATTACAGTCCAAAGCGGCATCAGTTCTATCAGTTTTTCTATAATCTTATCCATTCTTTACAAATATAGCATTTTTTACTATGTAATTAAAAAACTACATAGAAGTACAGGTAGTTACTACTAAATGAATTGGTAACTACCTATAAGTCAATTAAAGGGCTATTCTTTGGTTTCGTACATGTCTATAGCCTTGAAATAATCTTCAGTATATTGGAATAAATCATCAAGGCTTTCAATAGCATGTTTTACATCTTTCTTGTTTTCGTCAATAGTTGCAACATATTTCGTTACTGTGTTAAAGTACATACGGCAGATTGGTTTGCGGTTATTGTCATCAAGCAACACACTAAAGTAAGTTTGTGCATCACGGTATGCTATTCTTGACACATCTACTTTCTGACGACAAATAGCTTGTATGATACGATATGCGTCAAGTTCTTCTTCTGTCGTAACAATTTTTGAATCTGGTTGTGCTTCTACAGGGGTTTCTGTTTTTGTTTCTTCAACCTTAGTTTGTTGGGTTTCTGGTTTTGCATCACTGACAGTTAGTGCTCCTTTTAAACGTTCATTGATAATATCATTGATGTGTGATGATATGGCACGTTTTACCAATGGGGTAAACTGGTCTACGACATTCTGCAGCATACGACCATCATATACTTTGGTTGCGAACATTTTTACGAAATCTGCACTTGGGTTTGAAAACTCGTTTTGTATAATAGTTTTGAGTTCTCCCATGTACTTTAATTCACTTGCAGAACTGAGTATATTTTCAACGTCAAAATATGATTTATGGAATTTCTTGAGTTCTTCGATTTGGTTATCGCGGAGATCTGTAATATCAACTTCCAGGAATGGTTTATCATCCATGATATTAGGTTCCTTGAGGTCTGTATAGAAGCGGTAGATGATTCCGTTTGTTAGCAGTCCAAATTTAGCTTTAGATACATTAAAGTATCGAAGTAGCTGATTGTCGTGTATGTTAAGGTCTTGTTTCCAATGCTTGCACTCAATTAAAAGGATTGGCTGCTCATCTTTCATGATGGCATAGTCAATCTTTTCTCCTTTTTTCGTACCGATGTCACAAGTCATTTCAGGAATGACTTCAAGAGGGTTAAATACATCGTATCCTAGTGCATTTATAAAAGGCATAATAAATGCGTTCTTAGTAGCTTCTTCTGTCTGAATGTTTTCTTTCAGCTTTTCAACTCTGTCGGCAAGCTGTTTGATTGCGTCTTTAAAGTCCATAGTTTATATTATTTAGCAGATAAACACATTAATACTCTATACATACCGTATACTTCTGAAAGAGGTACATCAAAATCTGAGAATTTAGGGTCTGGATTGATAGAGTGGCATTTTATGTATCCTTCCTTCTCTCTACATTCGTGTACCTCCTTTACTATAACACCGTTGGGTGTATCGAGTACATAAGTTTTACCCCAATCAATGAAAATATTGGGATTTATCTTTTTTATAAGAATGCGCGAGCCTGATGGATATTCGGGTGACATGCTATCTCCATATACCGTAATTGCAAAATCTACATTTTCTATTGGAGATATTATAGTTTCACAATCATTCAAGAAAACACTAGGAGAAGCAAATCCAGTTAATGAACCTCCCATAGCTGACATCGGAAGTAGATAGGTGATGTATTCTGATTTTATATTGACTTTTTTCCCAGTATCTCTTTTGTGTATTGTAATATCATTTCCTGTAGGATATTCACCAATAAGCATTTCTCCTTCTCCTGTAAGCAACCAATTTTTGTTTAAGTCACCAAAAAAGTTAGATATTTTATCTATTGTTGAACGTCTGGTATTATCTCCCATTTTAGATACTGCACCATTGCTTAAGCCAACTGTTTTTTCAAATGACTGTACGGTTAATCCTTTGTATTCGATAAAGTAGAAGAGTCGTTCTTTCAATCCAGCCATAATAGAGTTAATTAGAGTTAATATCTAGATATAATTAGATTTATTGTTTGATAAATTAGATATTAAATCTATCTTTGCAACATCAAACAATAAACAATAAACAAAGGAAACGAAAAAACGGGAAACCGCCAAATAAAAGTGATAACTAAAAAGAGGTAACGCCATGAGAATATATGATTTGAAACAGATAATGAAGGATGCTTGGAGAACATATAAATATGTTGCTAAGAAGAAAGGAAAGACTTTCGGTGAAGTTCTGAAATCAACATGGAAAATGGCAAAGCTCCAGGTGTCAATGAAGAAAGCCATGGATTCAAAAAGCCAGCCTTTGTCAGGATTGAAGTCAGCCTGCAAGGCGGTCAGCTACGACTGGTCAGGTGTAACGGAAGCGGCCGTTTATCCGGACAACCACAGAGGTTACCTTGGTTCGAAATATTGCGGAGACTAATCAGGATAACGCAATCCCTATCCGGCCATAGAGCCTACCCTTTGATGCGGAGGTAGGGAACATGAAGGAGTGACTGCCCTAAGCAGTCCGTTCCAGAAAGCGATACTGGCGCATACCCTCATTACCAGCATAGAGGACGCGAGGATTCAATGGTCGAAGCAAGCAGCCACAAGGTCGATGCAAGCAGCCTGGCTAAATAATGGCAAATGTCCCGAACGGTCATGCAGTGAAGAATAGTAGCTGATAACTCCGGTGGGAAGAGCAGAGAGAGCTTATCGGGGCACGAATCAAATAATAATCACATGAAAATACTACTTGCTTTATGTGCATTGTCCGTATTGGTGATGCACTTCAATCAGGATTTGAATCCGGTCTATTGGATTGGATTTTCAGGGTTTGTAATAACTGGCTTCTGGGCCGCTTATAAAATGGACAAGGATGGAAGAGCTTCAAAAGGTAATAAAGAGCATCTGTGATGAGTTTGCGGACATCAGTGCCATTCTGGCGGCACGCTCAAGGGAACTGGACAGACGGGAGCTGTTTGATAAGGAGATAGATACGGAAATCAATAACATTAAAAAGAATAGACATGAAAACAAATGAGGAATTACAGGGTATGACGCATGATGAACTCGTGGCATACACACAGAATCTGCAACGCGAATCCGAAGAATACAGAAAATCAATGCTGTATTACATGGAAGAAGAGAAAAAGATTGAATCGAAGTTTGAGAGTTTCAAGAACATGGTCAAATCGTTAGTTGTCTTAGTCGATTAGTTTTTATGGGTTATAGAAAATAGGTAGATGCTGGGCTGTGAAGTTCGGCATTTTTATTGGCAGATAGTTTAGGTGGTAGAACATCTTGCAGCGTTACCAGGAAGTCACGGGTTCAAGTCCCGTTCTGCCAGCAAACATTAAAAAGTAAGCGATATGGTAAAAGTAACAGAAAACTGGGCATCGACCTTGCGAGGAATGAAGGTCGGTGAGACTGTGATATTCCCCATTTCCTCTATTTCGTCAGTGAATACAACCATTTCCAGACTTCGGTTGGAAATGTGCGTGGAAGGGGCAGACTGGAAGCGGGTAGGAGAGATAGACCGGAAGCATGGAGAATTCAAGGTAAAACGTTTGTAATGAATGATTTATCTGAACGTGAGCACCTGGTTGCAGAGCAGTATTGCAAGGGGCTTGCGGATAAGGAGGTGGCCGACAGTCTTGGACGCTCTACATGGACAATCAAGGCACAGAAGCGCGACATATACCGGAAGCTGGGTATCAGCAAGGATACGGAGCTGGTTCTGTATATGTTCTGCGAAAAGCTGAAAATCAACTTCGACCTGAAGGAGATTCGTAAACATGGGCTGGAAATGTTCTTCTCATTCCTTTTTATCCTCATGGCGGTAACGGACTACCATGTGGACATGAGAAGATGCCGGATGCAGACAAGAGCAAGAGTAACCAGAGTAGTAAGGAGGAGAGCAGATGGAGATTGACGCATGGCAGTTGAAGGTGATTATCCGTGAGACCGCAAAGGAAGCGGTGGAGGAATACATCAGACGCAGCAACCCGACTTCTGACGAGATAACCTATTCCAAAGCGTGCTGCAGGTACGGTGAAGGATGGTTGGACCATCAGATAGCCATTGGTGCTGCAAAATGGATACGGAAGGGAGTGTATCAGAATTCCCCGAAAATATTTTCCATAAAGCAGTTGGACGATTTGAAGTATGGCCCTTCAAGTCAGCTTAGAGCTGCAATGGGATGAAAGCACGTCCGGAGAGGTCTGGCCGCCTTTCAGGACAAAAGATATATCAGTTTATTAACCACTTAAATTTTTTGATTATGGGACTTATTAAGAAACCAAATGAATTGCAGGTAAAGAAAACCTTGTCAGCACTTATTTACGGACAGCCAGGTATGGGAAAGACCACGCTGGCCTTGTCGGCACCGCATCCGCTTCTTCTGGACTTTGACGGTGGCGTACACCGTGTGAACGCTGCCCACCGTGTGGATACGGTACAGATAACGAAATGGGAAGAAGTGGATGAAGTGATGCAGTCGCCTGAGATTGCCGACTATGCTACGTTCGTAATTGATACCGCCGGAAAGATGCTTTCCTTCATGGACAAGTATATCATGCAGAACAATCCGAAGATGCGCAAGGCGGATGGCACTCTTTCCCTGCAGGGCTACGGAGTACGAAAGAACATGTTTATCAATTTCGTCAACCAAGTTTCTTTGATGGGCAAATCGGTGATATTCGTTGCGCATGAACGTGAGGAAAAGAACGGTGAGGAAAAGCAGATACGTCCGGAAATCGGTGGCTCATCTGCCGGTGACCTGATTAAGGAGCTGGATTTGGTCGGTTACATGGAAGCTATCGGAAAGAAGCGTACCATTTCCTTCAATCCTTGCGAGAAGTTTTACGGAAAGAACACCTGCAATCTTCCTGAACGCATGGAGATTCCAATCATTATCAATGACAAGGGTGATGTGACCGGAGAGAATAATTTCATGACGAATATCATCAATACCTATTCGAAATACCAGGAGAAACAGACAGAGCTTTCTTCCGAATACGAAGACCTGATGGAAGTAATCAAGGCGCAGGTGGAACTTGTGAATGACGTGGAGTCGGCCAACAGAGTGGCAAAATCCCTTGCAGGTATGCAGCACATTTTTGACAGCAAGCTGCAGGCTGGACAGCTTCTTAACAAACGATGCAAGGAACTGGGTTTGAAGTTTGACAAAATCAAGAAGGAATATGCAGCAGCCTAATTACAGAATGTATCCGTCACTCCTGGATAAGTTTGAAGCTTATCTGAGGGCGGATGAAGAGGTGGAGAGCTTCTTCAACATAGACAATGAAACCGGAGAGTACAAACGCTCTCCGGAAGAAATTGAAGCGGAACTGAAACAGTCCCTGATTGACGCGATTAACCGTGTGCCATTTGCCAGCGAAGCAGCCGACAAGGGTACGGCCTTCAATGCGCTTGTGGACATGGCGATTCATAATGAGCCGCACGTTCCCAGTGAGCGTGCTCCGTATTCCATTATCGGAGACAGGGAAACGAATACCGTTCAGGTAACTTTCCCGGCTACGGAGATGGCACCCATGCGGAACTTCCTCTTTGACAGTGCCTGGGTTATTGAGCAGGCCAAGTATTTCGATGGGGCGGTAAGCCAGTTGTATGTCTCTGCAATCCTGCCAACCCGATACGGTGATGTGGAGCTTTACGGATTCATCGACGAACTCAAGCGTGATGTGGTATATGACATCAAGACGACAAGCTCGTACAGCTTCGGAAAGTATGAGCACGGCTGGCAGCGGCATGTGTATCCTTACTGCCTGATAGCTTCAGGAGAGATGGAGAGCGTAAGCGCATTTGAGTATACGGCCTTTGCATTGAAAGGCGGTACCAGCCGCACTCCGCTCATTTCTGGGACACGTTATCCGGAATACTATACCTACAATCATAAGCAGAGCGTAAAGTTGCTCACAGCCCATGTAGAGCGTTTCATTGAGTTTCTGGAAGCAAATAAGGATTTGATAACCGATAAAAAGATTTTTGGACAATGAGTCAGACAGCTATTCTGGTGAAGGAAAAGGGAGTGGTGAGGATTGACAAGCCTTTCGACTTCATGTGCAGCCAGCTTCGGAACGGACGTTACAAAGTCGTCATTGAGCGCTATACGGAGCCACGGACTATCAGTCAGAATGCCTTGATGTGGCTTTGGTTTACGTGCATCGAGCAGGAGACCGGAACGGACAAGCAGGACGTACATGACTACTACTGCAGCCTTTTCCTTCGCCGGACGGCTGTCATAAACGGAAAGGAGACGGTTGTTGCCGGAAGCACGTCACGTCTGAACACTTTGCAGATGACGGACTTTCTTAATAAAGTGAAGGCGGATGCGGCGGCTGAGCTGGGAATATCGCTTCCTCTTCCGGATGACTTGTACTATCAGGAGTTTATTAACGAATATAAATACAGGAGATAAGGACATGGATATAACAAAAGCAAAAGTGACGAAGGATAATACCCTCGTTGCAACCTATATGGATGAAACGGGTACGGTGACGGTAGAGGGAAAGAACCTCGTGACCAATGACCTGATAAACGCTTTCAAGGCTCTGGTTCCCCACATGGCTTTCCTCTGTGAACAGAAGGAAGCGGACGGTAAGGAGTTCCTGGAAGATATGCCGGAGAACATTGACAGCATCCTTGAGGTGACCGGATATACGGTGGGAGGTGACGGTGACAGCAGGGGAGTTACACTGACCGGAAAGCGGTTCCTGAAAAGCAAGAAGGTGCTGAACCTGAACGCACCGTTCACCAAGTTTACAGACGAAAATGAGGACTATGCGTTTCAGTTTGAGCTGGAGCAGGCCATAGAATCATGCAGCTATGAAGTGAACGAGTATATCTTCAACAAAAAATGGAAGGTGGTACAGCAGGAACTTCCGTTCGAAGAGCAGGCTGCGGCAGATGTTCAGGCTGATGTGATACCGGAAGCACAGACGGCAGCTCCGTCCAGTCCGGACATTGAAGCCTTTCAGAAGATAATGGATAACTCGAAAGTGACGATAGAGGTGAACGGGAAGAAAATCAAGCCCAGAAGTTCCGGCCGTCACAAGACCACACAGTTAGCATCATAATACTATGTTGTACCCATTTTGTGTAACGCAAACCCCGAATTGCTATAAGATAGCATTTCCCTATCATCCCACACTGAAAGACCTGGTACACCGTATCCCGAGTGTGGCCAGAAATCCGAAAGCAGCCTACATACCTGATGAACGTGCATGGAAGGTTTCGCTTGAAGATAAATGGTATGTGGATAAGATGGGAGAGTGGGCAGTATCTGCAAGGATATGCAGCCGCGTACAGCGTTCGGTATCTTCCAGGGCTGTAACGGACTACACCATTCCTGATTTGCCGAAACTGACAGTTCCCCACGGGCTTCTTCTGGAGCCTTACGAATACCAGAAGGAAGGTATCGCCTATGCCTTGCAGCATAAGCGGTGTATCTTCGGGGACCAGCCGGGACTGGGAAAGACGTTGCAGGCAATAGGCACGGTTACGATAGCAAAGGCGTATCCGTGCCTTGTTGTTTGTCCGGCCGCCCTGAAGATAAACTGGCAGCGTGAGTTCAAGAAGTTTGCCGGAAAGCAGGCGATCATCCTTGATGACAAGAACAAGTCAAGCTGGCAACGCTTCTACGAACAGAAGAAGGCGGACGGTACGGCCTTGTGCGACATCTTTATAACCAACTACGAGAGCCTGAAAAAGTTCTTCGTGCAGGGAATAAAGGATGATGCACGCTTTACCATGCGTTCCATCACGTTCGACCCGCGTATCTCACTTTTCAAGTCGGTAGTGATAGACGAGAGCCACAAGTGCAAGTCCAGCAAGACACAGCAGAGCAAGTTCCTGGAAGGAATATGCAAGGGTAAGGAGTACGTGCTGGAGCTTACGGGAACTCCGGTTGTGAACAACAATACCGACCTTATCCAGCAGTTGAAGATAATGGGACGTCTGGAGGACTTCGGAGGATATAAAAACTTCTGTGAAAAGTTTTGTGCCGGGCCTAAGCAGAGTTCCAATGTGAAGGAGTTGAACTGGAGACTGTCGACCACCTGCTTTTTCCGCAGGGAGAAGGCCAAGGTACTCACGCAGCTTCCGGACAAGTCACGGCAGTATATCGAAGTGGATATCACCAACCGTAAGGAGTACGACAAGGCGGAAGCCGATTTGATTCAGTATCTGCGTACATACAAGAATGCGGATGATGAAAAGATACAGAAGGCTCTGAGAGGTGAGGTAATGGTGAAGATGGGAATCCTGAAATCCATATCCGCAAGGGGCAAGATTAAGGTGTTCTCCGAGTTTATCCATGACGTGATAGACGGTGGAGAAAAACTGATAGTCTTTGCCTACCTCAAGGAGGTTGTGATGGAGCTGAAAAACCATTTCCCTGATGCGGTGACCGTGACGGGTGATGATAATGCAGTTCAGAAACAGAATGCTGTAGACCGTTTTCAGAATGACCCGAAATGCAGGCTGATAATCCTTAACTACAAGTCGGGAGGTACGGGATTGACGCTTACCGCTTCCAGCCGTGTGGCGTTTATCGAGTTTCCCTGGACGTTCTCAGACTGCGAGCAGGCAGAGGACAGGGCGCACCGTAACGGCCAGAAGAATAACGTGAACTGTTACTACTATTTAGGGAAAGATACAATTGACCGCTATATGTATGACGTTATCCAGACCAAAAAGAACATTGCCAACGGTGTGACCGGAACGGATGATGTGGTGAAGGAAAGCGTGGTGGATATGGCCATGAACTTATTCAGTCAGAAGTTATGAAAACTATACTGCAATCATTGAAAGAAAAGGTGGAGGGTGGAAATATTACTCTCAGAGAAGCCGCTATCAGGTTACATGAAGCCGGATGGACAAACTTTATAGATGAAGAAACTACAAGAAGGTTGCTTAAACTGTAATGAAATGAGAAAGCAGACTACACCGCTATCAGAAAGCCAGATTCAGCATGATTGCCTGACATGGTTCAGGCTTCAGTACCCGAATCTGGCTTTGCTTCTATTTGCAGTTCCGAACGGTGGCCGCAGGGATGCAAAGACAGGAGCGAGGATGAAATACGAGGGAGTTGTAAGGGGAGTTGCCGACCTGATACTACTTATCCCCAAAAAAGGATATGCTTCCCTCTGTATTGAAATGAAGACACCGAAAGGGGTACAGAGTAACGGGCAGAAAGAATGGCAGAGAGAAGCCGAGAAGTACCGGAATCGGTATGTGGTCTGCCGTTCCCTTCCTGAATTTATGAAAGAAGTAAACGAATACTTGTTATGACCTACATAGAACTAATCAATAACTTCTGGTTCCTCGATGAAGACTGGCAATTTACCTGCTGTGAAACTAGGCTTTATTTTTACTTATTGAAAACAGCGAATCGTTTAGGCTGGGTGGATAGCTGGACACGTAGTGACACTAAGGTGGCATCTGACGTGGGAGTGTCGGTCAATTCGATGAAAACTGCAAGAAACAGATTGGTTCAGGCTGGTTTGATAGCATTCAAAGCTGGTGGAAACGGGCAACGGGATAAAACGAAATATCAAGTTATATGTGAATTTAGGTGTCAAAATTTGATACCTAAAGTACCACCTAACCTTGAACCTAATCCTATACCTAACCTTGAACCTAAAGTACAACCATATAATAAGACTAAGAATAAGACTAAGAATAATAATAACTCTGGCGAGTTATTTCCGCCCGAAGAAAAACCGAAAAAGAAAAAATCGGCAAAGGCAGAATTTATCCCTCCCACATTGGACCAGGTAAAAGCCTACTTCGAAGAAAAGCTTCCGGACTGGGAAAGGCAGGCGGAAATATTCTTCTATCACTTCGACAGCCTTGGATGGCGTAATGCTAACGGAGCAAAGATTGAACGTTGGGACAGCAAGGCAAATCTTTGGATAATGGACGAACAAGCAAAACAATATCAGCATGGAAAACAATCTGAAAACAGTTGCGGAGGTAATAAACCAAGCGACATTGGTACAACAGCCGGAAAGCTTAAAGCGGTTGAACTCTGATTCAAGACAGGCGGAATCATTCTGGAAGCAGAAGCTGGTAGAGTGCATGACCAGTGTATCACCAGGATTCGTGATAGATGCCAGAAACCGCAGGGAGTTGGATGCACTGTACTGCTGGGTATGGGAAAGAGCCGGCCGTATCATGGGAGGAAGTCTTGACCCGTGCAAGGGCATTATGCTTTGTGGACCGATAGGAACAGGAAAGTCCACACTCATGAAAGGGCTGCAGAAGTACGAAAGTCTGGTAAACAGATATGCGTTTGCTTTCGGACGGAAGGATTTAGGCTTTGCGTTCGTTTCAGCGGCTGAAATCTCATTACGCTATGCGGAACAAGGAATTGACGGAATAATTCGCTACACGCAGCGAGAATGCGCCACAGGGCTATGTGTTGACGAACTTGGGCGTGAGCCTTCGGATGCAAAGCACTTTGGGACGGGACTGAACGTAATACAGACAGTTCTACAGCTTCGCTATGAGTTTCGTCATGAGTATTGCACTTATGCGACAACCAATCTGGAACTGGATGATATACCGTCACGGTACGGAATCTACATTGCAGACCGCTGTAAAGAAATGTTTAACATCGTTCATGTAGGCGGTGAAACTCGACGACAATAATCACCAAAAACCACATCAATATGACAAGTTTTGAAACAACAATCCAGGCGTATCTGGAGAATCGTGCAAAGACTGATTCTCTCTTTGCTGAGACCTACAAGAAAGCAAACAAGAGCATCGAGGAATGTGTCAAGTATATCTACTCGAAAGCCAGAAAGCTGGCAAAGGGAGGAAACGCAGTCGGTGTCGATGAAGCAACCGTATATGGATGGGCAGTCCATTACTACGACGAGGATGACATCAAGGTGAACAAGGTGCAGGAACGTGTGGAAGTAGTGGCTCCGGCTTCTGAACCTGCAAAAGCAGAGCAACCAAAACCACAATTAAAGCCGCAGCCGAAACGCAAGAGAGGTGATGATAACAGTCTGCAACTTTCATTATTCGGAGAACTATGAGACCAAGGACAAAACGTGAAAGGCTGGTGGCTGAATTGAGCAGTAAGCTGCCAGCAATAACAGAAACCCAGATACGGTGGGGAAAGAAGCATTGTTTTCCACATAACGTTTACCGCTGTAAGGATGAAATGTGGTGCAGTGAATGTGGAAAGATGTGGGTAGACACAACCGGACAGAAGGAAGGATACATACGGTGTCCTTACTGCGGTGAACGCCTAAAAATAAAAATCAGCAGGAAGAAAAAGCTGTGTCAGTATGAATACATGACTATCGTCACAGCGGTAGACAAGTTTCAGGTGCTCAGACATGTGGAAATAGGAAAGCACAAAGGGATGAAAATGGGAGAAATATTCTACCATAGCACGGAAGTTTGCCAGCAGTGGATAACTGAGGATAGGAAAGAAACAGTAATGGCCATGCCAATGAATATGGGTAAGAATGCCTGGATATATACACAGCCTATAAGCATCAAAAATTCTGTTGATTGTTACGGATATAATTGTTATGACATAAACGGTTATGTATATCCAAAAGTAAAGTTACTGCCTATATTACGCAGGAACGGCCTTCGTACTTCGTTCCATGGTGTTACTCCGGCCAGAATGATACGTGCCATCCTTGGGGAAAATAAGTATGCGGAAATGCTACTGAAAACGAAACAATATGGTATGCTTGATTTCTATATGCATCGGGGTTGTCTTTCTCATCCGTGGGCAGTGAATATCTGCAACCGTAACGGGTATATCATCAAGGACGGCTCGATGTATGATGACTACTTGCATTTGCTTGATTACTTCCACCTCGACACACATAATGCTAACTATGTATGCCCAAAGAACCTGAAAAAAGAGCATGACAAGCTGATGGAGCGTAAGAGGAATATAGAAGAAATGGCAAGGGTAAAATGGGAAAGAATTTTACGTATGAAGAAAGAGAAAGAGCTGAAGAAGAATATCGCCCTTTTCTGGAAAAAAATACAGCCGTTTCTTGGGATGGAAATCAGGGAAGAAGGTATCGTAATCCGTCCGCTTGAAAGTGTTACCCAATTCTACCAGGAAGGAAAGGCTATGCATCATTGTGTGTATGATGCAGAATATTATAAAAAGAGTGATTGTATAATTCTTTCCGCTCAGAAGGAAGGTAGACGTCTGGAAACAGTAGAGATTAGCCTTAAAACATTTGAAATAGTGCAAAGTCGGGCAATTTACAACGGAGTCAGTCTTTATCATGATAAGATTATAGAACTGGTAAATCGTAACATGTGGATGATTAGGAGGGCTGCATCATGAAAGTTTGTATCGAGTGTGGCCGGAACCTTCCGGAAAGAAAGTTCCGTGCCTATGAAGCGAAATCCGGCACCCATTACACCAGCAGGTGCCGGTTATGCGAGAACAGACACACGTCTGAAAGAAGAAAGCAGGACAGGCTTCATGGACGGCTGGCCAGATACACCAACGAGCAGCTGGTGGCCGAACTCCGGAAACGTGGAGCCTATATCATGTATGGGAAGGACTTTGATTGTGTAACGACGATTTGATATGGGAAAGCAGGAATGCGTGAGCGATTTTTATCAGTATGCAAAGGATTTGGCCAAAGCTGAAAGGGAACTGAAGATTGAGCAATGGGTTGAAGTAACTATTTACTACGGATATGCAGATAAACAAGTCAGCCTTTATCACTACAACCTTCCCCGTGAAATGTATTTCCGTTACCAATGGGTAATCAGATGGAGGATGGCGAAATTACAGTGCCAATACCCCAAACAGATTGTATCTAAAAGCCTGTACTTCTACGACAAGCGTTCAGGAGAGTCGCTTGAAGTGAGTTCTTGCCTGTCTAAGCTGATTTCGGCCAAAGCCCAGATAAAAAAAGCAGAACGCAAGATGAATGAGTACATCGAGCATAACCGTCAGAACAACCTGTTCTTTGACGAGGACACGGACGAGGAACTGGTTAAGTTCCGGGAGAAGCTGGAGCGCAAGAAACTCGAATGTGCTGAGTGTGAGAAACGGTTGGAATTATTAGTTGAAAGAAGGAGGAATAATCGATGAAAGCAACTCAATTATCATTAGATATGGATTATGGAATAAGTAAGGAGCAGGCTTGTATCCTTTGCCATCTTTCCTCTGAATGTGAAGGGTGTTGTGTTAAATGCCAAGCTGAAAACAAAAATGGGAGTTGTTATGGGCAAATATGCTCTCAACCTCAAAGAGAGCATGAAGGTCAAAGATGGGACGCATGGATGCACATTGTGTCTACCTCGCTTCCAGAACTCAAACGATTTATACCAGTGAAATACAGAAAACATTTAAAAACAAAAAAGTGATATGGCAAACATTGTAAAATTGACCAGATGCAAAGAGGTTTCGCATGATATATATGCTTACTTCACTTGTGATGCTGAAAAAGCATTGAAGGCTTTGGAACTTGAGATACCGTGTACTGGAGCAAATAGCACTGGAGCATACAACATTTACTATAATGATGTGGGAGAAATTATCTGTGAGTACATGACGTTCTGCGTTACACGTGAGTTTAAAAAGGTTTCATCCATACAGGATGCTGTTGAATGGATGGATAAGAAAATGAATGGAAATGAGTAAAACAAAACTATATTACCTGTTCCTGGCAGTCATGTGGTGGCTGCTGGGATAGGTGGAAAGGATAATAAAATAATTATGAAAGTAATAAAAGATGAAGTTTTTCAAGTGAATCAGAATAATCTGGGGTTGCATTACGGCGAAGGTGTAAAAAAAGATCTTCAAGAGAATCCCAATTCTCCATGTCTCCAAAATGAAGAATTATCTTCCAGAGATGTGGGTCCTGAAGGAATAATGGAAATATTCGTACAGCAATTGCATTGTAAAGGTCTCTATGATAAATCGGTTCTTTTAGGCGGTTATCCCAAAATTGAAGAAATTTCGGATGAAGAGTTTGCTCGTATAAAAGAGGATGCTTTGTTTGTAAGTCATTTAGATAATCCAGGAAAGCAGGGACAAAATGGCGTTTGAGTGGTTCGGAACTATATTTCCACACTTCAGACATCATTTTTAAATTATACATAGAAGCCAGTTCACAAATAGTTTCTTCAAACCATTTGAGCCCTTTTAAATCTCCAGACATCTTTCCATTAATTAGATGGTGACAATATTCGTGCGAGAATTGATATAACCATTTACACCAATAGTTTTCTTTGACATGAAGGAAAATATAATGACCATTACATGAATCGCAACACATTGGATTTGCTTTAAAATGGTTATATGAAATAGTACAATTTGATGATGAAAAAGGTTTAAGTTCCATAGAATTAGAAAAGATAATATCTACAGTTTTCAAAAGAGAAAACACTATTTCTTTGTCATAATTGCCAAATAAATCATCATCAATAAATGATATGTTTGGTGCAATTTGATATTTTAATGGCATCTTGATAAAGTTTAAAATTTGACAGAACAAAAGTAAGAACAAAAAGGGGCATATCCAATACTCATAATGATAAGTTTAGAATTTGACACTTTACTCTTTTTCATTCGGATATGTCCCTTATTTAAAACAAATTTCATGAAAGCAATATCCATCAAACAGCCGTGGGCGAGTCTAATCGCTCACGGTATCAAAGACATTGAGAACCGTACTTGGAAGTGTCCTCAGAAGTACATCGGCCAAAGGGTGCTTATTCATGCAAGCAAAGGTAAAGGAGATGGTTGGGTATTAAATAAAGAGCAAGGGTTAAAACTACAAATGCATCCCTCCAATCTTAAAAGTACATTCTATGATGATTTACCTTTTGGTGCCATCATCGGAAGCGTGGTTATAGCCGACTGCGTACAGAACCATCCTTCAGTCTGGGCTGAGAAAGGCTGCTGGAACTGGGTGCTGAAAGATGCGGTACTGTTTGATAAGCCGATTATGAATGTGAAAGGAAAACTTAGTTTTTGGGAGTTTTCTTGTTTCTTATTTCTGCTAATTTTATTCTAAGCAATTCTCCAGGCGCCATAATTGTAGGGAAAAGTACCCCCAATGCAATTTCCTTTAATGCCAATATGATATTAAATGAGTATTCTTCAATAAAAATCATTAATATGAGTTGATAAGTAGTGAAAAATATTAACGCTATAGTTGAAGTTATAAAGTTTAATCTTGTAATACATTGGGCGTTATAGTCTATTAAGCGATGAACAGGAAACCAAAAAATTAATAATGCAGTTGATAAGAAATAGAACAAAGCAGAATAGCATAATGTCCCTCCAATTGATAATATAATCTCTTTAGAAAGTGGATAGTTTTTAAATTCCGGTATTATCAGGAAGCATATTAAGTAAATAATTAATGCGTTACATATGAGAGTTATTATTATAATTTTCCAATATACTCTTAATGATGAGAATAGTTTTATCAATGCATCCATATCACAATTTAATTAAATATACCAACAAAAATATGATATATTATTGATATATGAAAATCTTACTGACAACCCTTGTCAGTGCTTTGTGAATACCCGGTAACTGCTTTGTGGCGGTTATCGGGTAAATTTGTTTCTGTAACGCAAATACCGAGATATATGGAAGTGATTTACAGAAGTACAGAAACATTGAAGAAGCTGGAGGACAACCCGAGAACCATATCGGAAGGGCAGCTCCAGAAGTTGAAGGAATCCATACAGAAAAATCCGGACTATTTTGAAGCACGTCCGATCATTCTGTCAGACCGAACGGGACATCTTGTCATTATTGCAGGGAACCAGCGCTATGATGCGTGCGTGCAGCTTGGAATCAAGGAGGTTCTTACGGTGCTTATCCCGAACCTGACAGAAGAGCGTGAGCGCGAAATTATCATCCGTGACAATGTGAGCAACGGGGAATGGGATATGTCCCGTCTGTTTGAATGGGACTGCCGTAAACTCATGGAATGGGGTATAGAAGGCATCAGCTTCCCTGAATTGGACGATTTCCCCGGAGGGATGGAAGATACTCACAATGTGCTTCGGAATGAAAATTACGAAGCGGGAGCGCATATCAAGTACCTGGCATTTGAAGGGTACAAGATACCGATAACCGATGTGGAGCTTGAAGGACTGAAGCAGCGTGCTGCCGAGTATCTTGAAGAGAACGGAGTGATGATTGGTTTCGTAAATAATCTGCTGGGCTTATGATGGAATACATTGACATAGAATCACTGAATCCGGCAGAGTACAACCCAAGGCTGCTTACTCCGGAAGCACAGGAAAACCTGAAGAAGTCGATAACGGAGCTTGACATCATCAAGCCGATAATTATCCGCAGGTCTGACAAACGAATCATGGCAGGACACCAGCGCACAAAGACCATGAAGCTGCTTGGATATACTCATGTTCCTGCTTTCGTGCTGGATGGCGTGAACTCAACGGATGAGGTACGCTTCAACCAGCTTCACAACTATGCCGAATGCGAGGTGTCGGAGGTACAGCCGGACATACGTGTTTCTGTTCCTGAAGGAACGGAAGGTTTCTTTATGGTACCGAACAAGGATATAGCCGTCATTACCAAGGGTGGAAACAACTCACGTGTAGTGGACCTAACGAAGATGATTCTTCGCTATGGCCAGTTTGCGAATGCCGTATGCAACCATGATGGAAAGGTCATCATATCCACCGTATACGCCAAGGCGGTGAAGCTTATGGGTATGGACCTGCTTGTCTATGTACTTCCGGAAGGAAAGGAGGAGCTGGCCCTGTCTTATTTTTCGAAGGAATACGGTGTCTTTGAATACTCCCATCTGGAACGGAAGACTTACATACAGTCTTTTGCACAGAAGGCACGTCTCAGGGAGAAAAACGGTGTTCCGAGCAGCAGGAGCCATTCCACGCTGTACGAGCGTCTGGTGCTTCCGTTCATCACGAAGGACATGCATGTGCTTGACTTCGGAGCCGGACAGAAGGACTATGCTACCAGGCTGAAGAAGGATGGATACCTCATTGACGCGATAGAGTTCTTTCACCGGAAGGACGGGGCTGACGTGATAGACGAGAAGGAGATACGTCAGGACTGTGCGGACGTGTGCAGGACATTGTCGGAGTATGGCCTGTATGATGTCGTGGTATGTGACAGCGTCCTGAACTCCGTAAATTCCCTTGACGATGAAAGGAACGTCCTTCTTTCCCTTTCTGCACTGTGCAAGCCGAGAGGTATGATTTTCTGGTCAGGTATCCCGCTATTGTTCGCACAGAAGGCTTCCGAGAGAAAGGAGACTCACGACTACCGTTCGAAAGCACTGTTTCTGGATGCGGATAACTTCACGGCAAACTTCCGCTTTGGAGAATGGTATTTCCAGCATTATCATTCCACGGCAGACGTATGCCGTCTCACGGAAGAACTTATCGGTTCTGATTTCAGGATATATGAGAAGGGTATCGAGGTAGACAAGTCACGGGAACTGCGCGGATCATCCTTTCAGGTATCCGTCATGAACGAAAGAAGAGCTGAGCACGATGTATATGCTGAAGCTCTTAGATACGAATTTAACCTTCCTCTTCCTAACAACAGAAGATGGGATTTGGATAAGGAAATATTACCCGTTTTTGAAAAATTGTGATTATGGCAGCACCAAAAGGAAATAAGTTCTGGATGTTAAGAAGCAAGCATGGCAGGGACAAGCTCTTTGCTACGCCTGAACTTCTATGGGATGCGGCGTGCGAGTATTTCCAGTGGTGCGATGAGAATCCATGGACAACCAGAAAGGCTATACAGAAAACTGTACCCGTAAGAGTGAATAAAGGGAAGGAGATTGTAACAGAGAACCAGCAGCACACACAGCAGGAGGTTACTCCCACGTCACGGCCGTATTCTCTCATGGGACTGTGCGTGTATCTGGGCGCTTCTACAAACTGGTGGAACGAGTTTCGTTCTGCCTGCATGAATAAAGGGGATAAAGATTTTTTGGAGGTCATCGCGCGTGTGGAGGAAACCATCAAGACCCAGCAGTTCGAAGGGGCGTGTGTCGGTGCGTTCAATGCGAATATCATAGCCCGTACTTTGGGGCTGGCCGACAAGCAGGAGGTAGACCATACGACGCAGGGAAAGCCATTCAAGGGATTCGATTTTCTTCCCTATACTCCGGAAGCGGACAAACTGAAATGATATGGGACAGAAGGTCAATATAAAGCAGAGGTTGGCATACAATTACCTTCGTGATGACAGGACGAAGTTTCTGCTGTATGGCGGTGCCGGAGGTGGTGGAAAATCATGGCTTGGCTGTGAGTGGCTGATGCAATGTGCCTACTATCTTCCCGGCACTCGCTGGTTTGTAGGGAGAAATAACCTGAAGGACAGCCGTGAGTCAGTTACCGTAACATTCAACAAGGTGGCAACGTCTCATGGCTTCAGGGCATACAAGACAAACAATGAAGGGATAGCGTTTGACAACGGTAGCGAAATAGTTTATATCGACCTGACATATTATCCGGTAAAAGACCCGTTGTATGAACGCCTGGGTTCAAAGGAATATACCGGAGGATGGATAGAGGAAGCGGGTGAGGTGCATTACCTTGCCTTTGACGTGCTGAAAACCCGTATCGGCCGACACATGAACGATGTCTATGGCGTACCTGGAAAGATACTTATCACCTGCAACCCTAAGAAGAACTGGCTGTACCGTGACTTCTATAAGCCGTGGAGAGAAGGAAAGCTGGAAGAACCGTATGCTTTCATTCAGGCATTGGTTCAGGATAACCCTTGGGCTACGGAGGACTATATCGAGAGCCTTCGTAATACGAAGGACAGGGTGACGAAGGAACGTCTGTATTTCGGGAACTGGGAGTATGACAATGACCCGACAGCCCTTTGTGATTACGATGCTATCTGTGACCTGTTCACGAATGAGTTTGTCAAGCCTGCCGGGGATTCTTCCGGTTCTGCTGACCTTGCTATGAAGGGGCGTGACCGTTTCATAGCCGGACACTGGAAAGGGAATGTCTGCTATATCAAGCTGGATCAGGAATACAGTACTGGGAAGTCCATCGAGACAGACTTGAAGCGTATGATGATAGAATGTTCCATTCCACGCAGCCGGATGATAGCGGACTCTGACGGGCTTGGCAGCTATCTTGAAAGCTATCTGAATGGAATCAGAGAGTTCCATGGAGGAACACGACCCATCAATCCTGAGTATGACAACCTGAAATCGGAATGTGCCTTCAAGCTGGCGGAGATGATAAACAACCGCCTTCTCCGTATAGTATGTACGGAAGCACAGAAGGAAAGGATTATTGAGGAACTGGGCGTATTAAAGCAGGACCACATAGATGCGGATACGAGAAAGAAGGGAATTATCAGCAAGGAAAAGATGAAGGAGATACTTGGCCGCTCTCCTGACTATCTTGACATGCTGATTATGGCGATGTTTTTCAGGATAAAACCAGTGTTAAGGCGGCCGAAAGCAAAACTTGGGAATATATGACGGTAAAGGAGTTGTTGGTAGTTGGTAATCTGTCACGCGGTATTGAAGGAGAGCTTGAGAAGCTCCGTAAACCGTGGAAAGTGGGAAAGGTCAGGACACCTGATACCTTGAATGACATGAATATGGGTGAGCTTATGCAGTTGCAATCAATCAGTACGGAGAAGGAAACGATAATGGTTCCTTGTCGTGTGCTTCTGGGAATGTCGGAGCGTGAGGTGATGAGGACTGATGCATCTGAGGTTATCGGCTTTTGCTTCTGGGTGGCCAGGGAAGTGAAGCGGATAAACAAGCTGTTTGCTTCCACGTCCGTTCCTCCTACACCGGAGGAGAAGCAGGCTGGGGCAGAAGCATTGAATTTCGGGCCGTTCGGACTGCTTGACTATTATGCACTGAGAATGGGAATAACGGACCATGAGGCGGTAGAATATGTTCCGTGGGTACGTGTGTATAAATGCCTGGATATGGATGCCAGGAAGATGAGGTATGAACGCAGGTTACGTAAAATCTTGGAGGGAAAGAAGAAATGACAGTAGAAGAGAAGGTTAGGAAAATAGTGGAACAGATGGGAGTTACCTATCTGTTTGAGAACTGGCAGGCTGCCAATGTAAGGCTTGACAAGATGCAGCTTCCTGCCGTGATGTATGTGCTCCCGGCTTCCGGAAGCCTGAACGTGGGTTTGATGCAGCTGAAGGATTACCCGAACTGCATGATAGCCTTTATGGACAAAACGAAGCATGATTTCTCCGGTGAAGAAAATGACATGGTGATAGAACGATGCAAGTCTTTGGCCAGGGAGTTTATACTGAACGTGAACAGAAGCGGAATGTTTGAGCCTGTACAGGGTGACATTCAGTATTCGGTGTTCTATGATAAGCTGGACGTGAATGTGACGGGGATTGTCATCCAGATTCCTTTGAAGGAAATAAGAGGAATCGTGATATGCCCTACAAAAACAGTGAAGGAGATAGTGTATGGAACTTCTGCTGAGGGATAAGGTGATGGAGCTGGTGTCTTCAGAACTTGAAGCATTGAAACAGAAGGTAATCGAAAACCAGAAGAACTCCGGTCAGGTTGCTTCCGGCAGAACAATAGCCAGCATGAAGGTAGAGGTTACGGAGGACGGCGGTGTTCTGTGGGGACGTAGCCCGTTCGGGACGCTGGAGACCGGACGAAAGCCGGGTAAGGTGCCGGCAGGATTCTGGAAGATAATCCGGCAATGGATGGATGACAAGGGCATCCAGGTACAGAAGCCTGATTCCTTTGCTTACCTTGTGGCGAGAAAGATAGCCAATGAAGGGACACAGTTATTCCGGAATGGCGGTAGGGATGATATTTATTCTCCTGAAGTGAAGGATACGGTAGAAAGGGTATCGCAGGGTATCGGTATTCTGTTCGGGAGTGAAGTGGAACATATAAATCTTAATTTCAATGAGAACGGGAACTATTAACGGATGCAGCATCAAATATCCGGATGAAGTGGTATTCTGCTTTAATCCGAATGTGATTACAGTGAATACCTCAAGTGATGTCACTTTTGTAATATCTTCTGATAGTGGAGGTTCCGGAGGTGTATTCGATGCCACATTTGACAAGACGTTTACGATTGTGAAGAGGCCGTATTTTTCGGATAATCGTGATGAATATGAAAGTTATGTTGAGCTTGATATATCCGCATATATACAAGCATGCTTTGACATCAATAGGAGCGGAGGAATGGTGGAATCAAAGGTTATTCATGTGAAAGTATCCATATCCGGTGAATCTTTCTCTTTCGATGTAACTGCCATATGGGGAGCTATGAATATCGGTGAGCAGTTTGATGCTCCACGTACAGTAGTACATTTTACGAAGTATCCATTTACGGTAACGATATTTGACCAGATGATTAAGCATGTGAGTCCTTCTGACGTACCGGAATATGTAAAAGTCGTGGAGGATGATTCTGAAGATGGTATTTATTTGCGCTGGATAGACCGTCATGGATTTTACCAGTACTGGCTTTTCCAGGAAGGGTCAAACGAAAATAAATCAGAGGAATATGGTGAGCGTCTTATGGAAAACTTTTATGGGAGCAAGTATGGGTATTACGGCGTATCCAGAATTCAGGGAAAGACTACCGAGGGAACCAAAAAGGCATGTGCATCACTGGTTTCTAAGGAGGTGTTCAATATGCTGCTTTCGATACATTCTTCTCCTCTTGTCGATATGTATGTGGATGAGACTTGGGTTCCGGTTGGTATAAAAGCTGATACGGCTGTTGATTCAGGTGAGCACCTGCAGGATTTTGAGATAACGGTCATATTGCCAACTATTATTTCGCAGAGCTTATGAGAGATGAGTTATATATTGACGGGACGAAAGTGGATATGGGTGAATCAGGTGTTTCTCTTGAATACCGTAGCAATATCCTGACGGATATTAGCAAGATTGTAAGTAATTTCAGCTATACAATTAAGTTGCCGAAGACAAAGAATAATCTCCGGCTGATAGAATGTGCTCATATACCCAGTGCAGTGAGCAGTTTCCCATATCTTCCTCATGTAGGTACTTTATTGCGTGACGGGGTGCAGATCGTTGATGGTGCCAATGTGGTATTGATGTCAGTAAGTGACACGATAGAGATTGCGCTTTCATGGGGAAATATTCAAGGTTTTGAAAGTATCCTCAATAGTGATAAGACTTTAAGAGACCTGACGGAGCTTCCACTGAGTGGAGCATGGAGTTATTGGTGGAAGTTGAGGACACCTGATATGGACCATCCTATGGTTAATTATGGGTTCAATGATGCAGAGGAAGGTGTATGGTATCATCCTGTAATTCCGGTAAGCGAACTTATGCGGCAGATAGCAACAGATAATGGGATTAGCTTTGAATATGATAGGGAAAGTGTATTGGCTGAAATAAGAATACCTTTACTGACAAAAAACGGTTCACCTGAACAGTCAGAAGAATGTAGTCTTATTCTTGTACCGAATGGTATGGGCAATTCAAGCGATTCAGGGAAGAAAATACTATTTGAACGTATAAGTGTTAGTAATTATTTCTTTTCTGCACTTTTAGGAACTGGAGCTGGTGGTTCGTTTACAGCGGGAGTAATCAATAACTTTGTAAATACTAAGTATTCTGTATCATGGAACTTGACGTGCTCAATATCTGGGACGATACCTGAAGAATTGTATCTTGTTATGAGTATTGGAGGAACTGAGATTATGTCAGCATCTCCATATAGCATTAACGGAAGTAAGGTGGCTTTTAATCTTAATGGTACTACCGATATAGTAGGTAAATATGGTAAGATTGATGGAAATATCGAGTTTTTCATTAAAGGACTTCAAGATGTGAATGTAGTATATGAATTGTCTGGGGATATGACATTGGCACCTGATTCAGAGGTAACGGCTTATGATGGAGATGGATATAATAACAGATACTATCATATACCAAATCTTCCGGATATTAAGCAGATGGACTTTTTGAAAGCTATTACTGCAATGTTGGGACTCTTTGCCGTGCCAAAATCGGATGGTACAGGAATACGCTTCTTCTCGTTTGATACTATTTTAGAAAATAAATCAAAGGCTGTAGACTGGAGTATGAAGATTGTATGTGCATATTATGGTGATTTGCCAAGAACAATATCATACAGTCTTAACGGGTTTTCCAAGAACAACTGGTTTAGGTATAAGGAAGATGATACAGTCAAAGGCAACTATGATGGAAAGATAGTTGTAGAGAGTGAATCGTTGGATGATGAAAGAGACGTGATAACACTGCCGTTTGCCGCTTGTGATTATTCAGGTAACATGGTAAGCATTCCTTTATATTCCTATAATTCGGAAGGAAAGCTGGAGATGAATGATATAGAACCACGTCTTATATACCGTTCAGGAAATGATGGTACGATAGCTTCATTTAAGGAGTTGGAGTGGGGGACGTTATTGTCTAAGTATTACAGTTCTTATCAGGATATTGTGAAGCATCCTAAAGTAATTTCAGAATATCTCAGATTAAGTCCTGTAGAGCTTAAAGAGCTGGATTTGACAGTACCAGTATATCTTCGACAATACGGTTCATATTTTGCGATTGTGAAGGTGAAAACCAAGGAGAATAATATATGCGAAGTTGAATTGCTAAAAATATAGTGTTATGGCAGATAAGGTGGAGAAAATCCTTGACATCAAGGTGAATTACAATGAAGCTGTAAAGGCGATAGCGGAATACCAGACGAAGATTGATGCGGCCAGGGATGCAGAAAAGAACCTGAAAAAGCAGTTGAAGGATGGGGAAATATCCCGTCAGCAGTATAACGAGGAGATGGCTGCGTCAAAGATTGCCATTGCAGATTATAATGATGCGATACGTATCATCAACAAGACAGTACAGAATCAGATTAAGCAGGAGAAAGAGCAGGAGGGGAGCCTGAAAGCATTACGCGCTGAGCTGTCTAATTTGACGGCTGAATATGATGCTCTGTCGGAAGCTGAAAGAAAGAGTGCCAGTGGTGAGGAACTGAAAAATAAGATAAACGAGGTTACGGATGCACTGAAGGAGGGCGAGGAGGAAACGCAGAGGTATTACCGGAATGTGGGTAACTATGAGGAAGCGATTAAGAGTGCGGTTTCAAGTAATATTCCGTTTATTGGAACATTAATACAGACTCAGGATGAGATGGGAAGTGTGAAGACAGGTGCTGTGGCTGCAGGTGCAGCTGTGAAGAATTTCTCAAAGACACTTCTTGCATTGTTGGCCAACCCGATTGTAGCTATTCTTACTGCGATTTCCGTGGTGATTATGGCTGTAGCTAAAGGTATTAAATCGAGTGAGGAAAATACAAGCCGATGGAATGCTGTTCTTGCTCCATTGAAAATGGTTTTGGATGCCGTGGGTAAAGTGCTGCAGATTGTGGCAAGTGGAATACTTTCTGTTGTAGAAGCTGGTGGTAAGATGATGGGATGGATTACCAAGCAGCTTGAAAAACTTCCGGTACTTGGTAAATATGTGGCAGAGGTGAACAAGGAGAATGAGAGATACATTGCTATGGCAAAGGAGCAGGCGGCAATAGACAGGGATACACGCAACCTTCAGGTGCAGAATGCAAAGAATGCTCTTCAGATAGCTACTTTGAAGGCAAAGGCTGACGATGAACTGAATGTGTCTGCAAAGGAACGTATGGAAGCTATCAGGGAAGCTAACAGACTGGAGGAGGAAGCCAGCAAGAAGAACTACGAACTGGCCAAGAGAAGATATGAACTGATGGTACAGCAGAATGCGATGGCTGAGAACACCAAGGAAACCAACGATGCTATTGCTCAGGCTGAGGTAGAGATGTATAATGCGTTGACTGAGTATCAGGATAAAAGGGGTGAGTTGCTTGGTCGTGAGGTGTCTTTGGCAAACGAAATAAAGTCGGCTGAAAAGGAAAAGTCGGATGCTGCAAAAGCTGCATCGGAAAAAGCTGCCGCAATAAAGCAGAAAGAATTGGAAGCGGTAAGAGCAGCAGAGGATGCAATGCTTACTCTCGTTAAGGATAAGCGCGAACAGGCACGTAAGGAAATAGAGCTCACTTATTCCCGTCAGATAGAAGATTTACGCGCAAGACTGAAAACGGAGAGTGACCTTACTGTAAAAGCCCGGCAGGCTATCAATGACCAGATAAAAGCCCTGGAACAGCAGAAGGCTGCTGAGTTGCAAAAGCTTTCCGAGGAGGAGTTACAGAAAGAGATAGACAACCGTATCAAGCTTATTTCCTTACAGCTTGAAGCAGTAAAGAAAGGTAGTGAGCAGGAATATCAGTTAAGGATGCAGCAACTGTTTGCCCAGCGTGATGCCGAGCTTGCTGACAAGGAACTGACCGAGCAGATGAAGCTTGCCATTGTGGACAAGTATGACAAGCAGATGGACGATCTGATATTACAGCGTGAGCAGGAAATATCGGATAAGCAGCAGGAAGCCGTCAGACTGAGAATGGAGAATGAAATCATGCAGCTCCAGCAGTCCGGTGCAAGTGAACTGGAAATACTTCAGGAACAGGCTTCACAGAAATTAGAACTGTTGAACAGCATACAGCAGCAGGAAGGGGAGAGTGAAGAGGAGTTCCTTAACCATAAGCTTCAGGCTAATCAGGAATATATTGATGCGAAGAAGGCCATTGCAGACAAGGAGGTTGAGATAGAGCAGGTAAAATTCCAGGCAATAGAGACAATAACATCAGGTCTTTCATCCGCCTTTGAAACATTGGGTGAAAATAACAAGACTTTTGCCATACTCTCAAAGACACTGGCTCTTGCTGAGATTGCCATCAATACCGGAAAGGCTCTGGCTGCCGGTATAGCACAGGCTCAGTCTGTCCCGTTCCCGGCTAATTTGGCAGCCATCGCAACAACGGTGGCAACGATACTTTCTAATATTGCTGTAGCTACAAAAACGGTAAAAAGTGCTAAATTTGCAACAGGTGGTTTAGTCACCGGACCAGGCACCGGAACAAGCGACAGCATACCTGCACAGCTTAGTAACGGTGAGTCGGTGATGACGGCCAGAGCCACCTCGATGTTTGCTCCTTTGCTCTCATCATTCAATCAGATGGGAGGGGGAGTTCCTATCAACGTGACACAGACAAGTAGTCAGGCTCTCGGAGAGGACATGCTGGCCAGAGCTGTCGCCAAGGGAGTTCAGTCTATGCGTCCGGTTGTTTCGGTTGAAGAGATAACCAGTGTGAGTAACCGTGTAAAAGTATTGGAGAATCTTGGTAATGTATGAACGTGTATGAATTTCTAAACACACATAAGGGAGTGATGGAGCAGTTACAGACGCTCCCGGTACAGCCGTCGGACGTGAGATACCTTGAACTTTACAAGGAATACAGCCGTCTGATGAAAGAAGGGCATAAGAAAACCTACGTATTGCAGTACCTTTCAGACGAATACAGCGTGGATGAGAGGACGATATACAGGGTTGTAAAGAAGTTTTCCACGGAAGTGGATATGTAATTGTTTGAGGTGGGCAGCAGCTCACCTCTTTTTGTTTGAAAAATCGACTGACAAGGCGTGTCAGTGCTATTCCTTCCAAAAATTCTTATAGCCATATCGCGTTCACTACCTTTGTTTCAAACAATTACGAGATATGGCGAAATTATTTATCAACAAAGACATTGTAGCTGATACCGAAAAAATGGAAAACTGGTATCTGACTGGCGTTGATGGTATGTCCTTCTCTGATGTACAGGATTTTCTTGGATGGATTGCTCCGGATGACAATCACATTGATATTGAATTACACTCGTGCGGTGGCGATGTGGCTGAAGGATATGCGATATATGATGCTTTAAGGGCTACTGGAAAGGAAATTTCTGCTACTGTAGTAGGAAGATGTGCTTCAATGGCGACAGTAATTCTTTTGGCAGCTCCTATCGAGCGCAGAAAAATGTATCCGCACGCAAAGATTCTTATTCATTCACCTTATTGTCCTGGTGTAGAAGGTTCTCTTGATATTTCTGCACTTGAATCCTTAAAATCTGGGCTGGAAGCAGAGCGTGAACGTATGATTTCAATCTATGTTGAGCGCTGTGGGGTTGATCGTGCAGTGATAGAGGAACAGATGGCTAAAGAGACATGGTTTGGTGGTGAGGTAGCCAAGCAACTTGGATTTGTGAGTGAGGTAATTATGCCGAAGTCAGCTAAAGTAGTATCTAACAATAAATTTATGGGAAGAAAAGAAAATGAAGTTACGGTAAGCAAGTCATTGCTTGACCGTATGCTGGCCAAGTTAGGCTATGCAAAAATCGAAGATGTTCCTGCGGTAGCGTTGGAGCTTACAACTGCAGGTGGCGACACATTGACAGTGGAGCGTGAAGAAGGTGAACCGCAAGTAGGTGATGCGGCAAGCCCGGATGGGGAACACGTAATGCCAGACGGGAAGACTATCGTAGTGACTGACGGTGTAATTACCGAAATCCGTGAAGCTGAAAGTGGAAATGATGATACAGCAGCCTTGGAGGCACGTATCGCAGAATTGGAACAGCAGGTTTCTGACTTGACAGCCAACGCCAAGACAGAGGATGATGTCAGAATTCTGGATGTAGTGGCTAAAGCTGGAGGAATTGAAAATTTGACTAAAGCGGCCGCAAGCAAGTACACTCCTGCAGGACGTACAACGACTTACGGAAAGAAGCAGGAAGTTAAGCATGAAAGCAAGATTGAGAAGAAACTTGCTGAGATTAGAGAAAAGAACAAACAGAAATTTAATAACTAAGAATTATGGCAAAAGAAAGAATTACTTGGGAGCAGCTATCGAATCTTACTCCAGGTAATGGAGCAGTACAGAGTCTGAGAGACTTGCTTATCATGACAAACTTCGTCGATGAGGAACTTGGACGGTTCTTCACTCTTCGTCAGAATGTGCATAATGGTGATAAGCTGGGATGGGTCGGAGAGATGGATGATATCGGTTGGGCAGGTTCCGGCTGTAATCCTGAATACAAGAAAGCAAACATCAACTTTGCGGAGAAGGAGTGGAAAATCGGTGATTGGCAGATTCCTTTGGAGTGGTGTTATAAAGAGTTACAGAATACAATCGCTGAATACTGCCTGAAAACCGGAACAGAAATCGCGGACTTGTCGTCTACTGAATACATGGATGATATCGTATATCCTGCTTTGGATTTGGCCGTTAAACGCATGATGTGGCGATTCATCTGGTTCGGTGACACAGAAGCGCAGAATGCAACATCTTCAGGTCAGATTACAGATGGTGTGAATGTGGAGCTGTTCAAGACAGCAGACGGTTTTTGGAAACAGTTGTTTGCGATTGGTACAGCAAACGCAGGTCAGAAGGTTGCTATTGCTGCCAACGATGAAGCGTCTACCGCACTACAGTTCAGCAAGCTGAAAGAATCTGGAGTAGCAATCGGAATCTTTGACAGCCTGCTTGAAAATGCAGACTCACGTATCGCTTCAATGGATGGAGCTGGTATCTTCTGTACAAAGTCGTTGTGCGATGCGCTGGCAAAAGACCTGAAGCGTGAATACAAGGAAATCCTTGAATGGGAACAGATTTTCAAAGGTCTTGACGTAACAGAGTACAACGGTGTGTTTGTCTATCGTGTATCCATTTGGGATAGATTCATCCAGAAATATCAGAACAATGGTACTAAACTTAATCTACCTCACCGTGCTGTATTTGGTTCTCCGAAGCAGTTGTTTGTAGGTACTCCAGCTGATGACATCATTTCAGACCTTGACATTTGGTTTGACAGAAATACCAGAACTAACAAGCTGTATTCTATCGGAAAATTAGGATGCCTTATTGGGGAAGATAATTTGTTCCAGTTGGCTTATTAACGAAAGGAGGAATTATGTCAGGAATCTGTGACTATGCAATAAAAAGGGACATCGTGGCAAGCTGCGATGACCCGCTCGTTTCTGGAGTTGAGCAGGAAGGCGTTATCATGAACCGGAAGGACGTAGATTTCGCTACAGTAGCATTCAATGCAACGCGTAAGAATGTGATTGAAACGCTGGCCTTGAAGGAAGGTAAGAAAGCCTATAAGGTTATTGTGCCTGGAAGTACTCCGTTTACCGGGACGAACACGGCACTTGCTGTCGGTACATATCAGAATACGTTTACAAATACGGTGAACATGGTGATTCTTGCCAATGATCCGGACGTGTGTGCGGACATTATTGACGGGCTGGCAAACGGTGAATATGTGGTAATTCTGGAGAACAAGGCAAAGAACTTGCAGAAGGAAGAGAATCCGGGTGATTCCGCATTCCAGATTTACGGTTATTATCAAGGCTTGAAGGCTGCCGAAATCAGCAATGATAAGTATGCAGAGGATACAAATGGAGGATGGGCTGTGTCATTGCAGGAAACAAAGGTGCCAAAGTCTGCTTTGTTCCTTTACAAGACAGACTACGAGACTACCAAGACGGCTATCGATACGTTGACATCTCCAGCAGCTTGATATGGAAGTGATTGATGTGGTTAATAGGTTGAAGGAGTTGGGAAGCATTGCTTCCCTCTCTTCTTCTGACAAGGCAGAGATAGAGAATCTGTATGTGCTTGTCCTTGATAAGAAGTTTGTCCGCACATCTTGTAGCGACTGCTATCATGATGCGGTGATAGAAATGAGTGTTTACCTTAACAAGAACAGAAAGATGAAAGAAAAATCAGAATACGGTTTGAAGAACGGTGTTCTCCTGCAGATGGGATTTGGCAGTAGCGAAATGTATACGAATGCCAACCTTACTGATGAAGCAGCGGAGAAGTATCTGGCGAAATACCCGGACAACATTAAGTATTTCTCAAAGAAACCTGATGACTGGGAAGAACGAGTAAAGTCCAGAAAGGACGGAAATGTGGTGATTAATGATGAGCTTGTCTCTCTCATGGTGGAAGCTATGAAGGATGGAGTTTCAAGCAAGTCAATTCAGGAAGAGTTCAAGGGTTATAAAATCTCCGGAAAGGCTATTACAAAAAAAGTCCTGACAGCTCACGTAAACAAGGCTCTGGAAGTATTTGCTGATATGCAGGAGAATCAGGAAGGAAGTGAAGAAGGCAGTGAGAATGGGGATGATAATGAATCTACTGATGGGCAGACCGATGAAGACGGGGAAGCGGTAGAAGGCGCTGAATAAATTAAAACCTCACGGAATTATGAAAGTAAAGGAACTTAGAAAGAAAAGCAGTGTAAGGGTAGATATACGCTATTTGCAGCAGCTTGGGATACAGTCTTACGGGGATGATAACCTTTATCCGCAGACGGTAAGAAATATCATAGCAGCGAGTTCTACCGGAAGTGAATGTGCGGACCGTTTTGCGGATTTCATTGAAGGTAACGGATTCCGTGAGGTTTCTTTTTCTGAGTACGTGGTAAACCGGAAGGGAGATTCGGCAGATGACATACATTCTCTTGTTTGCCGTGATATGGCTGACTTCAATGGGATTGCCATTCATGTTAATTACAACATTTTTGGACAGATTGTGGAAATTCAGCATATCCCATTTGAAAACTGCCGCTTGGTGGAAGAGGATGATAACGGATATGTGGCTAAGATTGCCGTGCATCCTGACTGGAGTGGTACGAAAACCAGGAAAGGGAAGAAGATACGTGTGGCAAAAGAGAATATCGACTACATTGATGTGTTCAATCCGTTGAAATCTGTAGTTCTTGCGCAGATTGAAGCTGCTGGCGGGATAGAATACTATAAGGGGCAGGTTTTATGGGTATCCATGGCCGGAAAACAGACTTATCCGGTAGGTAAATCTGACCGTGTCATTACTGAGATGAGCACGGATGAAGGGCTTTCCAACGTAAAGTACAGAAATGTGCGGAATAACTTTCTTCCGTCCGGTATGGTCGTCACTAAGAAAGGTTCGGATAGTGTCAAATACGATGAAAAAGGAAAGGAAATTGAATTTCCGGAGGATGATGGTTTCTCTGATAGTCTTGTCAAGCTTCAGGGCGATACAAATTCCTTGAAACTTATAGAGGTAACGCTTGAAAATGATGAAGAAAAGCCTGAATTTATCCCGTTCACTACACAGAATTATGATAAGGAGTTTACCGTTACGGATGCAAGTGTGGTGGAGCGCATTTATTCCGCCTATGGTCAGGAGCCGTGGTATTGTATTCGTATCGGGAAAGTGGGCTTTTCCGGCGATATTTTGGAAGATGCCTTTGAATACTATAATTCTATCGTCAGCAAGCAACAGCGTTTAATAGAGCGCACGTTTGACCGTATTTTCCGCAACTGGTATGAGGTGGCAAACCCGTCAATGGATTTTAGTGTACAACCATTAAAGTATATAAGAAATGCAGCAGTACCTGATAACAACGCTTGATGTATCGTCATTGTCTCGCGGTATGTCCGTGCATGTGGATGAAGATAAGATAGAGACGTATATACGTGAATCGGAGAGTATTGATATAAAATCTGCTCTTGGTGATGCCTTGTACCTTGATGTGAAGGAGAATCCAGAAAAATACAAGCTTCTTCTTGATGGAGGTACGTATGAGGACAAGTGTGGAGAGAAAAAGATATTCATGGGTATTAAAACGGCGTTGGCATATTATACCTATGCACGGATCGTGAAGAACGGTGATTTGAATGTGACCAGATACGGACTTATGCAGAAGGAGGATGAATACAGCAGCCGTCCTGACATCAAGGAAAAGGTGATGGCCTATAACGATGCGTTTTCCATCGCTGACAAATACCTGAAGGAGTGTGTATGGTTTCTTGAAGAGAAAAAGGATGATTATCCTCTTTACAAGGGAAACGGAAAAATTAAAGCAAATAGGACTGTATTTAGAATTTTAGGAGATTGAAATGAGTGATAGTATCGACATATTGAAAGAGTTGTCTTTGCTGATTCGTAATGCAACGAAAAGCGGAGAGAATACGGCTGAACGGGTGGGTAGGACATTTGTTGGTATAGTCGATATCTTGTCGGAAGTAACTCTTGATAAACTGAAGGATTTATTCTTAAGAAAAGATATTCCTGATAGCACTAAGCATATTCTTTCGTTGTTTGGAGGTGCTGTGTTCGGTAAAGATGGCTTCGCTGAAGGACTGACCGGGTTTGGAGCGAAGATTGGCGCAGATGGACGGGGTGAAATGCGAAGCCTGAAAGTATGGGAAGAGCTGATTGTTCCGCTGCTCGTATATAATCGCGTGGATATAGTTATCGGTGACAAGTGGCGTTCACCGGGTGCCGGTGTGATTGAATCTGTCACTCCTGATACAGATGCGGAAGGCAATCTTTTACCTTCCGGTACAGCTACATTGAAGCTAGAGGATGGTGAAATAGGTGCTATTGCCGTGGACGACATGAACATGGGTATCTGGCATTTCGGCGATGAGCGAGATGCGACAGAAGATAGTGATGATGGAATCGGTAACTTCAATTTT